CCCACGGGTTGTAGTCGCCTAGGTCTGATTCATCTTGGCACGAAGAGCAAATGCCCAAGCCCGTATCGTCGGGTTCTAGGCAAATTTCGCAGTACAACCTCACGCACCAATACTAGCCAGACCCCGACCGCCCTCGGCAAGAGTCATGCATACCAAACATACGGCAAGTCGTCTGGCTCGTTCTCCCAGAACTGGCGGTAATGCTCAGGCAACTTTCTCAGCAGATTGCTTCGGTGCGATTGGTGGAACTCTTCTTCTCCCATCCACCAAGGCATGTCGTGAATCGGGTCATCTATGGGTAGGCGGTAATCCCATTCTGCCTGCTCAATCCGCTTCATGAATTCATTGGTCATGTTGTCCACATAACCCCTGCTACGCCATTCCTGTGAGCACTGAAGACCATACGTCAACAGTGCTATCGGATACGGCTTCCACATCTTTGCAATTGGATGATGTCTCCACCTACTAACGCCTCCGTCAACCATTGCATCGTAGATTTGCATGGTTTCAACTCTCTGCTTACCAAGACGGCGGTAGTCCAGCAATTTGAACGTATTGGAATACGACCACTCTATGTAAGTATTCCCGAGAACATAGATTGGCTCATCCAACTTTGTTGGTGGTAGCGGTAAAAATGTTTGCATTGGTTTCCCCTTTGTTCGTTGTTACAAGCCGGATGTGGCTTTCCAAGGTTTCCAGCCGCTTGACTGGTAAAGCATGTAAGCAAATCGCAAATTGTTCTCGGGGTTGAACATGTCTTCAGGATGCTTCCACCCAATCTGCGACAGCCACTCTTTGTGAATCTGATTGATTTGTGCCAATCCTGCGTCCCAACCATTCCATGCATCAGGCTGGCAACGGCTCTCTCGGTAGAGAATTCTGGAGAGCACCTTCCAATCCTCTTCGTTGAACCCGACTGAAATAGCCAAGTCATGCCATTCCCCACACTGACCATGAATGATGCGGAGGTCTTCCACACTCACGGTGGTGGTAGTGGTTGGGGCAACCGTAGTGGTCGTCGTTGTTGATGCTGGTGCTGTAATCACGACAGTGACAGGACCAGACGAAACGGGCTTGAGTTCAAGTGGTGTCAATGAGTCAACAGTGCCACCACCTACTTCCGCACAACCAACTAGAAACAGGGCAATAAATGACAGGGTGGTTCGCTTCATGCGTTCCTCACTTTCCTTCCGTCAGACGGACATACGGCTTCTTCTGAACCTCCGTAGTGTGCTTTGCCACCACGTTTACATCTATCTGACCACGGGCTACTTTGTCCTCCAAGAGTTTCTCATCAAGAACCCGCACTGATACTGACTGCCACTGTCTATCAGTCAATTCGTCACGAAGTCCAGTCGCATCAATCTTCATTGACGAGCCATAGACGATGGTTGCCTTGTTCTTGCGGTCTGGACCCCAATCAATTGTGACAAGTTGAACACTTTCAAGGTGCTCAATCACGCTTGCTTCCAGTTCCTTTCTCTCTCCTTCAAGTTCGGCAATCTGCTTCTTGATTTCTGCAATTCTTGCCAGCGTCTTGTCTAGATTTTTCATTGTTCTTCTCCTTGGTTGTTGATTGCGATTGATAGCCCTAGATAGTCACCATAAGCCTCTTCCACGAACACCGCATTGGGGTTGGCAAGGGCAAAGTAGTGAATGATGGTGTGAACGAAATACCCGATGGTGTCCACTTGTTCGTTGCTGTTGCCGACTTTCTCAACGATGAACGGAGACCACTGCACTTTCTCCGAATCAACGACAATCTTGAACGACACGCTGTATGTATGAAATGCCATGTTTCTCATCCTTCCTTGGTAAACGGTGCGTCCCAGCACTCATAGCAGTACGGTGTGGCGAGTCCCCAGCAGATGTTGCTTTCCAAGAACTCTTCGTTGCATACCGAACACTCCACCAACACTTCCGTAGTGGTGTGAGTCGGGATGATGTCCATGAACGAAACATCAACTCCGGGGATGTTCATGGCAGGGGTCGTGATTGCCCGAATGGTTCGGATTTCACGAACACTGTCTGCAATCTCGTCGGGGTTCATGCCGACCGCTTCCATAGAAAGGACAGTCTGTGGCTTCACATCAGTCCATTCGGGGAAGTATGTACCTTCGTCAACTTCAACCGTCAGAGTGACGGTGTAGACGTACTTCTTGGTGTAGTTGGGAATTGCTTCTTGTCCGCTCATTGTGGTTTCTCCTTGGTTGTTGTTAGCGGGTTGTATTTGCTGGTAATAGCAAACACCCACCGGTCGGGCTGGGGGGAACCTTTCCGGTGGGTGTCTACTTTGTTGTGCTGACAATTTCACTCCCTACAATTGGGAGCACCGTCTGGATTCAACTCGTCAGGTGGTCAGCACAAACATCACTCTTCAGCCGCCTCAATGATGAGGTCAACCAAAGTTTCCTTCTTCGCACCACGAGGAATGTCAATCTCCAAGTCCTCGGCAATCAGACGCAACTCGCCAATGGACATGGCTCGCAAGTCTTCCTCGCTGTACTCCTGCTCTTCCTCGTCTTCGTCAGACTCGTCGTCAACCGACTCCGGGTCGTCTTGGTCAAGCAAGTACAACGACTGTGCCCTGAGAATGGATGCAATCGTCTTCTCCCGAGTGTCAAAGTCAATCTCGTATTCGTCCATCATCCACCAGTCACCAAGACCGGCAATGTCGTCGCCTTCCATTGAGTTCAACTCTGCTTCGGAGTAGTTGGTGCGATACTCACCATCAGGGAAGAGAACTTCAGCAGGGAACTCTTCCGCCGCCTCGTCTTCTTCCTCGTCAGTGTCCTCGTCATCGTCGTCATCCTCTGCGGAGCCAACAGAGACAGGCTCAGGGGTGGTCTTCTTGCTCTTCGTCGCACGAGCAGGAATCTCCACCTCATCCTTGTCGTCATCGTCCACTTCCGCATCCGAACTGGTGTCGGGAGTGTCGCCAGTGGCTTCGGCACGGGCATCGGCAAGAATCTGCTCCAAGTCCAGCAATTCGTACTTGGCAAGGTTCATCTTGGATGGCGAATCGGGAGTGACATCGTAAGTGGTGTCCAGACCCTCTCCATGCTTCTGCACTTCGTAGTTGCGGTCCATCATGGTGTCGTACTTGTCGTACTTCAGAATCAGGACGTTCGCCGCAGTCTTCGCCAACTTCAGGGGAATCACACGGTCGTTCTCCACATCCAGAGCATTGGCAAGGTAACGGAACGAGGGCTTCGCACCATCAGGCAGGATTTCTCCCTCAACCATAGGCACGAATGTCTTCGCACTGTCATCCCAGTATTCGTGGTAGCCGAACCATTCTTCAGGCTCCGTAAGGAACCGAACGGTGAGACCATCCGCAGGGATGTTCTTGATGTATGTCTTGAAGTTGCCAGAAGAACCGCCCTTCTTGAGGGAATCCTTCACCGCCTTCATAGAACCCATCTTCTCCGCTGACAGTTTCATTTAGTCCTCCTTGGACTTGTGTTTGGTGGTTGTTATTCAGGGT